CCTTGTCAGCAGGCTGGTTCTGGGATAAGAATAAGTTGAATCAGTTTGCTGATGCCAACGATATGACGACCTTGACCAAGCGGATCAATGGTGGAACCCATGGCATGGAAGATCGGGTAGCCCGAACACAACACGCCTTGGATTCCTTGATGGCTTAATCTTGGCCCAGTAGCCAAGTGTGAAAATCTACAGGGGGATATCCAAGAGATTGACACCTCTTGCAATACTCCCTGTATTCTCGATCAAGCTTCTCCCAGTCCGTCTGATCCATCGGCTTTCTCCTCAAGCTGTGCGCCCAATCGCTTCAGGCGCAGTTGGTAATCCCCAAGCAATTTGGCTTTATGCTCAGGGTTGATCTTGTTGACCTGATCTTCATTTGCCTCTTTCAGCTCCCTCAGTTTGGTCATCTTGTTGCGAGTTGTCAATGAGGATTTCTCTACCTTTTCCCGCAATTCAATCGTGCCATTGGCATAGGCATCTGATGTCTCATACTGGCGTGGCTCTTTGCCTGGTATGGTCAGCGTGTATGGCAGATTGGCTGCTGGCGCTGGTGGCTTGATGGCATCCAAGGGGTTAACTGCTGGCGCTAACTTGCGACTGCCAGCATTGCCATCGTCATCTTCTGGGGCGATGCCACAGGCAGACATGAGGCTGTACCTACGGGCATAGGTCAAGGCACTGGCATACCCTTGTGGATCTTGTTTGACGGCTGGGAAGTGGACGATACCGCACTCCAACATCTCACCAGACTCATGCACAAACACTGTCTCGCACATGATGCCGTCATTGCAGTCGTAATTTTTTTGCAGTAAAAAGATGCCGTTCTCATTGAGCGCATCAATCACCGCTTCCACGCAAGCAGACAAGTCTGCGTACCGACTGCGGAAATGTGGGTTGGTGCTGGTCTTGAGAGCTGGGCCAAAGGCTCGTTGGGCTTTGACAAGGGCTGATGCAATTTGTTTCATTTGGATTCCTTAATGGTGATCGTTGACTGACGGATGGAGTAGGCTTCTTTGGCTGGCGTAATTTTTTCAGGCGTTGCTTTGTAGTGACGCATGGGCCACTTGAGTGTCCAGTTACCAACCTTGGCGCTGGCATGGTCTTTCATCAGTACCTTGAGATCCTTTTCCCACTCATCGATGTCTTCTTGAATGCTGGCAATCTTGTTCTTGGCAAGCACAATGTCAGCCACCAGATCTTCTGCATCAATGCCAAGCTCCACTTCCTCTTCCTTTGCTGTAGGCCAGATGCGGTTGGCATCTTTGCTGTCAGCGGCTGGGTAGTACTGGGCTTCACCAGTCTCTTCAAAGGTGGTCAGTCTGCCTTGAAAGTCGATGGCGTAGTTTTCGATCTGTGCCATAGTTTCAGCATGGGGCTTGAACAGGAAGATACGCAGTTCCACGCCTGAGTACAGACAGCCAATGGCTGCCCAGTCCAGACCAGTACACATCATCACGCCTTGGACTTGGATTGGCCCACGGTACAGTGGCAACATATCTTCTGGGTGACCACGAGTGAGCTTGGATTCCAGCACACCATTGCCAGTCAGCTCAATGCTGTCTCCATCCACCACATAGATGCCTTTGCTGGGGTCATGGTTGATGACCAGTGGCTTGTCAAGCAAAGCAATGGCATCGGCACTGGCGGCAAGGGCAAGGTCAGGGTGCTGGAATGCTTTGTCTGGCATCTCATAGCGGTCTATGCCGAGGCGCTTTGCCATCTCAGCAATGATGGCTGGCTCCAGTGCATTGCCCCAGTCTGCGGCTTCACCAGCTTGGGTTCTGGCATCCTCGCCCAGTATGGACTTGATGCAGAACATCAGCACATCGTTGGGACTGGAGTAGGGGCTGACACCAAACAGGCTGGGCAGTTGTGAGCAGGACAGCATTTTGTCCGAGGTTAATTTAGGCATGATTTTCCTTTGGTTGATTGATTATTTCCCTCGCTTTCAGCATTGCATCTGCCATTGCGTATGCGTGTTCTGCAACATCTAAATCATTTGGAGGATAAATATTTCTTTCTATCCAGCCAGATATAAATGCTTCCATAGCCTTTGCCGCAAAGTAGTCACGCAAACTCATGCCGCTATCGCCATAAACCTCAATACCTTCTTTGGTGCGAATACTTACATTTGGAAATGCTGGTGGGTTGTTCATTTAGATAGCTCCTTGATGATGAGAACCCGCTGTTTTTTTCCTGACTTACCAGGGCGGGTCAGCCCAGTGTCAATGATGTAACCCTTGTCGAGCAAGGCACGGAACCGAGCGGTCACTGTAGAGTATGGGTAGCTCACCAATTGAGCTAGTACCTCGTCTTGAATGCACCCTTGTGGGTACTTGGCAATCACCTCATAGACGATCTGCTCCATGTTCGATGTGTTCACCGACTTGGCTGCGTCTTGGCTGGTTTGGGGGTCTTTTCTACGGACAAGCTTTTTCCAGAATGTACCGAAATCCATTGAACTCTCCTTAGTAGGTAGGTTGTTTGCTTTGCATGATTGCAAAGTGATAGCAGTATACAACACCAATAAATGCTGGGTTTCTAAGTACTTTCCCTAATCCAATGATTGCATTTTGCAATATACTTGCAAGCATGAAACACACAATCAATCCCAAAATCCAAGTCACTCCCCTCATGGTGCGAGTGCGTCCAGCCAGCAAAGAGATTCTTCGCAATGCGGCATTGGCACAACGCAAATCGATGGCGGCAATCGTTGACGATTTGATAATCGATAACTTGGGTCGGCAGTATTCCAGTGCTGACACAAGACTCCAATCATTTTTAAGGACTGGCAATGAGTAACAAATGGCATCCACCTGAAGGCACAAAGATCACCATGCCCAGCGTCCGTGTGACTGCTGACAACTTTAAATACCAGCGTGGTGCTGATGTCCAAGCCACATGGCGCAAGCATGGTTGGGTTCCACCCAGTCTGAATATGCCACCACCACCCCCTGAAAAGCCCACAGATCTTCCATTCATCAAGCCTTTGAGGGCAGTGCGATGACTCGCCAAGAAGCAGACAGGGTGCTGGATTGCGTGAGGGAGGGTGAGGCCATGCCATCCAGTCTGGTTGACCGAGCATTACAAATAACAGGGGATCTCAATGACTTTCATGGTGAATTTTGTCGTTTGTGGAGAGCCTGTGGGGAAAGGCAGACCGAGATTCGCAAGGCAGGGGGGATTCGTAAAGACATACACCCCCAAGAAGACAGCGGATTGGGAGCTGGAGATAGCCAAAGCAGCGAGACAAGCCATGGGTAGCCAGTCGCCCTTGGACACGCCTATTGCCTTGTCTGTGCGGGTCTACAAAACGATCCCTGTCAGCTGGTCAAAAGCCAAGCGCCAGCAAGCGGAGTCAAAGGATCTCAGACCAGTTGGCAAACCAGATCTGGACAACTACATCAAGGCAATCATGGATGCTGGCAATGGCATCTTGTGGGTGGACGACAGTCAAGTGTGCGAATTGCACAGCAGTAAGGCGTATGGATCGCCTCGTATTGAGGTCACAGCAATGGAGCTTTTGCCATGACAGAAGAGACTTTAGAACAACGCATCAGCCACCTTGAACACCAGTTTGAGCAGATGGCTGAAGCTTTCCATGCCAACAGCCAGTTGATGGTGATGATGGCAAGAGAACTCAAACGAATCAAAGATGTGATGGGTGATGAAGATCCCATGGGGATGCAATGAATGAGCTGGCTTTATTCGCAGGCGCTGGTGGAGGAATACTTGGGGGACATCTCCTTGGATGGAGAACAATCTGTGCAGTCGAATGGGAACCCTACCCAGCAAGCGTATTGTGCGCCCGACAAAATGACGGTCTTCTCCCGCCTTTCCCGATATGGGATGACGTACAAACCTTTGACGCAAACCCATGGAGAGGCATTGTTGATGTTGTATCTGGAGGCTTTCCATGTCAAGACATCAGTGCCGCTGGAAAAGGAGTCGGCATTGATGGAGAGCGATCAGGAATGTGGGGAGAAATGGCGAGGATCATTTGTGAAGTACGACCACGATTCGTCTTCGTGGAAAACTCACCAATGCTCACTTCTAGGGGACTTGGACGAGTTCTCGGAGACTTGGCCTCAATGGGGTTTGATGCGAGATGGGGAGTGTTGGGAGCAGCGGATGTTGGAGCAAAACATCAGAGGGACAGGATCTGGATTGTCGCCAAACAATGTGATCGCTTTCCACACGCCGAACACCACGGGATTGGACGGGGGGAGCAACAGTCGCAAAGCACTCAAAAAACGACAAGAGATGTGGCCAACGCCCACAGCGCACAACGCGAAGGAGGGCGGTTTTCCGTCGGAGCACAACCGCAATACGCCGACTCTGAGTGCTCAAACTGGTGGCAGTTTGAACCCAACGTGGGTCGAGTGGCTCATGGGGTGGCCGCTCGAGTGGACAGACTTAAAGCCATTGGAAACGGACAAGTCCCATTGTGTGCAGCCACCGCATGGCGAGTACTCGGAGGGCCAGTGATATGACCATGCAAGAAGCCATCAAGGTGCTGGATCTGTGCCGTGAGGGGCAGCATCTGCCCGTGGAGCTGATCCAGCTCGCGCTGTCCATCACTGACCAGCAGCCAGCCCCGGAGAAGGCAGAGCGTTACGAGCAGTTCCTGGCCGCACTGCGGCAGTCTGGCCTGCTGTGATGCAGCTGCAGTTCACTGTGCCTGGAGAGCCCCGAGGCAAGGGCCGTCCACGGTTCACCCGCAGGGGCTTTGCCTACACAGACACGGCCACCAGGGACTACGAAACCCTGATTGCCTGCCGTGCGTCTGAGGCCA